CTGTAGGAGGGCCGCGTTCGCCAGATCGCTGAACTGGCCGGCGTCGTTGAAAGCCCGCACGGCCAGATCAGACCCGACGCTGTTGCCGCTTTCGGCGTTGTTGAACCCCATCACCGTCCACCGCTGCACCCCGGCGGTGTTGAACCGGAGTTGCCGCTGCTGGCCCGCCGCGCCGTCCAGCGAGAGGACACCCGCGCCGGCCGCCGGGCCGATGATCATTGAGCCGCTGAAGCGTTGGTTATTTACCGCGAGGCCGGCCAGCGTGTCGGACGCGGCGGGTCCGGTCCATGTGGTGCCGTCGGTGCCGTCGAGCGTCAGCGACCTCCGCGCGGTCAGCGTCTTGCCGTCGAGGATGGTCAGCGTCGATCCGGTGAGGGGCTGCGTCATCGTCACCCGATTCCACGCCGGGCCGTAAGCGCCGCCGGAGAATGTCTGCGGCGCGGTCCACGTGCCGGGCTGGCCCCATAACGCCTGCGGCGGCTGCGCCGGCTGGCCATGCGCTGCCACCGCGAGAGCCAGGAAGGTCAGGATGAGGGCGAAGCGCCTCACGTCAGCCGCCCGAGATCAGCACGGTTTGCGGCGTCCCGGCGTCGGTGACCGCGGTCAGGTTGCCGGCGGGTAGTGGAAAGCCGGGCGCGCCGAAGGACCGTGAGCCACCATAGCCCGAGACCAGGATGCCGGTGTTCACCAAGGCGTTTGAGCCGTCCGGGCGCAACCAGATGTTGCCGCTCGAGCCGGGCAGCGTCTGAATCGTGAACGCCGTCGAGTAACTCCCGGCGGCGATCAGCACGCCCGATGAGGTGCCGACGGTCGCGGAATACGGCGGCACATACTGGAGCGGCGGCACCGTGCCGCCGCTCCCTGAATCGGGCGGGATGACAGGGCTGTCAGCGACCATGACCGGCCCCGAACCGGCGAAACCCTGGATATAGATCGCGTTCACGTCCGGATCGGTGAGCACGGCGGGATTGTCGTCGGTCAGCATGATCGTCGGCGTGATCGCGCGGGATACCATCGGGCGGACGTGCAGATGGCCCTCGGCGAGCAGCTCGGCCTCGCCGCCGCCCTCGGCATCGAGGAAGAGCGCCCACCGGCAGCGCCGCGGCCAGCCGCCCATGGTGCCGGCCGGCACGACGATCGCGAACGTGCCCGTCGTGGCATCGACGATGGTGCCCACGCCGGTCCAGAGCGTGGTGCCGGGACCGGCGATCCCGCCACCGCACCAACCCCACCCATAGTCCTGGCAACCGCCCCAGCCGTCCCAGCCACGGCCGCGCGAGCCGTCTGGCCAGACGAACATCGAGACAGCCGGCCCGCCGATGCCGCCGGTGAGTTCGATCGGGGCCGCGTCGGGACTGTCGCGATCGACGACGGAGACCAGCAGCGTCACGCTGTCGGTGCCGCCGAGGGCGAGGTCGCGGATTGGCATCCGCACCGGCGAGACGCGATCGAGCGGCAGGGTGAGGGCGAGGGTGGTCATCCGCCCGACATGATCCGCCGCAGGCGCACGATCTCGGCACGCAACACGATCTCGCGGTTGATCGCGTCGTTCAGCATCTGTTGCAGCGCCTCCATTTCAGGCGGCGGCATCGGCGGGTGTTCACGGGTCGTCATTTGCTCCCGCAGCCGCTGTTCGCGGTCCAACACGTTCGGATCGTAATCGACGGAGTCCATGGGCGCGTCTCCTCAGAACGCCGGGATATAGCGGGTGACGCCGGCGGCGTTCTTCACCGTGAACCACTCCTGCACCGCCGCGTTCGCGCCAGCCGGGCCAAGCGAGGTCAACGCCGTCGCCACGGTGCCGTTGGCGCTGAAATGTCCGGCGGCGAACTGCCCCGCGGCGAAGATCCCCGGCACGGTGATGGTCGGCGTGCCTGAAAGGTTCGTGCCGCTGATCGCCGCCATCGCGCCGTTACCCTGGATCGTCAGCGTATCCTGGGAGGCGGCCGCGGGCGTGTCGGCCTTGCTGTTCACGCCGATGACGATGTTGCTGAAACCGGTGGTCAGCGTCGTGGACGCCACATTGGCGCCGAGGATCGTGTTCGTGGCGCCCGTCGTCAGCTTGTTCCCGGCCTTCGCGCCGATGATCGTGTTCGTGCCACCCGTGGTCAGCGAAAGTCCCGTCGTGTGGCCGATCACGGTGTTGGTACTGCCGGTGGCTGATTTGGCGGCGTTGAAGCCCACGAGAACGCTCTCGAACGCGGAGACGAGCGCGCCCCCGGCGTTGTTGCCGATCAACACATTCTGTTGTGCCGTCGTTATGACTATACCGGCGCCGTTGCCAATGATGACGTTGGAGTTGCCGGTGGTGATGACCTGGGCCGCGCTGTTGCCGATGACGACGTTATTGTTCGCGGTCGTCGCGGTCAGGCCATTCATCGCGCTCACACCGATGGCGATGTTGCTGCTGCCAACGGACGACACGCCGTCCTCGTTGCCGCGCAGCGCGCCGGCCCCGATCGCGGTGGAATAGGAGCCGACCCACGCCCGATGCGCGCTGCCGCCGACCGCCGTGCCGTTGGTGAGGCCCGCCGTGTTCCGCATGGCGTCGTTGCCAATCGCCGTCAGGCCGGTGCCGGTCGTCTCCAGGCCGAGCGCGCGATGGCCGAACGCGGTGTTGAACGAACCCGTCGTCAATTTGGTGCCGGCGTAGGCGCCGACCAGCGTCGCCTCGCTGCCCGTGGTGACGGACATGCCGGCCTGGAAGCCCTGGACATAGTTACCGTTGCCGGTGCCGACGAGACCGACGGCCCCGATAGAGGCGGCGATCGGACCGAACGGCGGCGTGATGGTGCAGCCGGTGCCGGCGCCGGACGTGCTGACCTGGGCGATCGGGCCGGTCGGCACGACCGTGTAGGAACCCGGCTGCTGCACCATGAAGCTCGCCACGGCACTGCCCGTCAACGTCTGCACGGTGATCGTCGCACCCCCGGCCAGTGTGATGACATCGCCAACCGCGTAGCCAGATCCACCCGTCGTCGGCGCGCTGGCCGCCGCGTTGGGCAGGATGCCCCATTGGATGGCGCTGGAGCCGAGCGTGAGGCCGCCATTTTTCGGCAGGACGCCAAGCCAGGACGCGTCGCTCCCGCGGCGTCCGTAGAGCCCGCCGTCAAGCGGTGCCTCGCCGATGCCGACAGCCGCGCCAGGCGTTCCCTGGTCGCCCTTTGGCCCAGGTGGTCCAGGCGGCCCAGGCGGTCCAGGTGGTCCGACCCAGCGGATGGGGTCGGGCGGCCCGCTGGTCGTGACGTAGTCAGAATATTTTAGCGTGTAGGCCATCAGAAATACTCCGCCCGAACACGCTCGCCGCTCGTCGGCAGCGCCACATAGCGATGGATGGCGACCATCGCCGAGCGCGCGTCCGCCGGATCGGTTTTGACATCGAACAGCGGCGCCAGCGCATCGGCGGCGAGCATCGCGTAGGGCTCGCCCAGCGGGTCGGGAATATCCGCCGAGGTCCACCGCGCGATGCCGCGCATCACCAGGTCCTGATGCACCGCCATGACGGCCTGGACGGCGTTGTCGTCCGCGGACAACACCATCGCGCCCTTCCGCACGCGCCCCTCCAGCATCACCACCGCCTCGGGCGACGACGCCTTGCCGAAGCTGCTCGAGGCCTGCGCCGCCGTCAGCTTGGCGTATTCCTCGACGAACGCGCGCGGGACGGCATCGCCCGACCACCAGACCACCCCCTGCGCGTCGAGGGCGGCGTGAACGGACGCCACCTTGTCGAGCGCGAGCGCCTGATCGGACGGCAGCGGCGTTTCGTCCGAGGCGATGACGCCCAGCTCCACGAGCGCCATCGTCGCGATGGTGGCGACCGGCACCATCTCTACTAAAGTTGGAGAATCGTCGAGCGGCACCACCCGCACGCCGATCTTGCGGAGCGCCTGCTGGGCGATGGTGGAGACGGGGACGGTCACCTCACCTGGCGGCCGCGCCAGTCACTGAGCCCGCCGGCGGGGGCGGCAGATCCTCGCTGCTGATGCCCGCCGCTAGGCTGGAGACGCGCGTCGCCTTGCCCGACGCCGGCGGCAGGAACGTGGGATCGGCCGGCTCCGCCGCCGCGTCCTGCTTCGCCTTCATCTGCTCCGGCGTCAGCGGCGGGCCGGACGGCGCCGCCGGATCGAGGCCCAGAGCGGCGAGATGCGCGTCGCGCGCGGCGGTGTTCTCCTCGATCGTGCCGCCCGCCCCGCCACGCGCGCCGATCGAGCCGTCTTCATTGTAGTCGAGGATGACCTGCGCGCCGATCGTCGCGGCGGCCATCGCCTCACGCTGCTCCGGGGTGCGCTCCGTCGCGACGGAGGCCGCCGCCGGAGCCTTGTCGGCGGCCTTCGTGTCCGCGCCGCTCCCCGACCCGGAAACGGTGCTGCTGGCTGGTGATGTCGCCATGTCGCTAACTCCTGTTGGGGTTCAGATCAGCCGCCCAAGACGCCGGGCGAAGGCGATCGGGTCGGTGGCGCGCTTACGATTGTTGCAAGGTCCGCAGGCCAGGGCGATGTTGCTAATCCAGTTCGATCCGCCCTTGCTCAATGGCTGAATGTGGTCGGCGTGGTAACCTTTCTTCAGCGACACACCGCAATAAGCGCACTTGCCACCCTGAGAGGCATAGAGCGCCTGGATTTGTTCCCGCGTGTGACTACCTTCGGCCGCATGGAGTTTGGCGCGGTAGTTTCGGCCTCTTGTGCGAGGACCCTCTGGATTGGCCGCGTTCCACTCCGCGACCTTAGCGACGACGTGGTCCTTATTCGCCTCGTAATACCTGGTGCGGTTTTCGAGGATGCGTTGGGGGTTCTGTGTCGCCCAGTCCTTGGCGCGCTGCTTGATGGTCTCGACGTTTGTCTCGTAGTAGGCCCGCCGCGTTGCCTTCGCCTTGTCGGTGGCGAGGTATCGGGCGATGCGCGCCTTGTGTGTCTCCGGGTCGCGCAAGCGCGACTCACGTTCGGCCGCGTTCAGCTTATCCCGATTCGCGGCCTTCCAGGCGTTCGCCTGCTCCCGGTGCGCCTGGGAATAGGCTCGTCC